ATGTAGTTGTGTACTCCCTTTTTGGGGTAAGCAACATAGGCACCTGCCGCTTGTGTTTCACCGTGATCATCTCGACTCTTTCTGTTAGGAACAATCATACCTCTTGCGTGAGCTTCGTTAATAATCGCCTGCTCCGTTACAGCTACCGCACCCATTGTGGTCTGTAACAACACGGTGTTGTCGTGTGCAAGTTCGTTGGCAAGGTCTAGGAAACGTAGTTTCTTATCTAGCTTTGCCAACAACATGGTATCTTGTCTGTTATATTCAATAAACGTAGGAAAGTCTTTGTTGTACAATTGGTCCAACGTGCCTTCGTAGGCTGTCTTACGCTCATCTAGTTCGTATTCGCCAATGGCGTCCAAACTATAACTGTGTCGTTCTTCATAAGTGTACTTGCGGTATAGTTGCATGTAGTCCAAATGCACACGACCCAGCAAGTCAAATGTCAGTTGTTCAGCACCAAAGCGTTCAAACATACGCTGCTTTGGCATTTGTCCCCACAAGCATAGTCTACGTGTGTCGTCTTTACTCAACACCTTGGTAATACGCATTGTGGTATAGGGAATATCGAAACCTTCACTGTTCCATCCGCTGAGAATGTCTGCATCTTCGATCAAGTCCAGGAACGTGTCTAGCATGTCCGTTTCTTTTTCAAACAGATAGCAGTTTTCAAAGCGCCCGCAAATTTCTTCAGCGGTTTCCCAACTGTAGGTCTTAGGCGGTACTACCAGTGTAACCATCTTGTCTAACCAGTCTAGGTATACTGAGATAGCAGTAATTGGGTTAAATGGATCTTCGGGTCGACTGTAACCGCGTACTGGATCAAAGTCGACCTCAATGTCGAAAAAGGCTGTTTGTAGCTTAGGTGAGTTAGCGCCTAAGTAGTTGCTTTCAAGGCAACGGAAGATTGGGTTAATATCACTTTCCCACAGTCTCTTGTCGCTGTTGATGCGTAGCTCTTTCTGGTACTCTTTGTTGTTGCGAGTACTGAATCTAGACACAGGCGTGTCGTAGATGGTGCGGAACTTGCCGCGTGGATCATCATAATAAAACATGTACTCAGCTGGGTATTCACGAAAAACACGCTCGCCGTTAACTCGTTCTACTACATGGATCTTGTCTTTTGCTCTATCAAAGATTGCGTCAACATAACTCATTCGCGATCTCCCTGAAGTTGTTCTTCAGTTTCACCACGAATATATGCTGTATCTTGGCTAAGGTATTCTTGGATCCCGCACCGTGTTAGGCAGCAATTACCTGGGTCGGGACAATCTTCGCATGGGGCGATAGGCTCGCCTGGTTCTTCAAACCACGTTCTATTACTCATATTTTCTCCTAGTGTAATTTTGAGCTCACACATACTCTACATGCCCGTAAGGTGGGCGATTCCGTTACATTGTGACTAACCTAAACAATGCAACACTATCAATACTTACTAATAACACATAGTTAGCTAACATTCCGAAGCTACCTCTCGACCACGCACTCCAACCAAAAATAGCGCACTGAGTAATAAACAGTGGGTATAGTATAAGGAAGGGCGGGGTTGGAACAGTTAACATCATGGTGATGGAACACCCGATACTAGCTATCCACGCTGCTACTTCTAAGCAGAAACGAAAAGGCCAAGCAGTAAAGTCGGCCTTAATCCATTTCCAAATGTCAATAACAACGTTCAAAGGGTTTTGCCCACAGTTTCAAGGATTGTGTTGAGCTCATCGTGATCACGATTGGTCTCGCCTAATTTGGCCTTGTATGCAATGCGCACTGCCTTCTTGAGGATAGCTGGTTTGATTTCCAGTTCTTCTGCGATAGCTTTGATAGTATCGTTAAGGCCTTCGTTCAAAGTCTCAACTTCATTCATGACTTGCATGCCTTCGTTGACCAATTGAAGCAATTTGATTTTTGCATCACCGTTGAAGCTGCGGTTATATCCGTTGTCGTTATCCATATAATCTCCTGTTGAAAAACATATTGTACAGTTACTTATTTGCAAAAGCAACAGATATTGGAAAAAGTGCTCACTTTAGCAAGAGCCTGGCGTAGCCGATTGCTGGGGCAGCAGCCGCCCCTGTGACGCCTGGAGCAGAGCTCCTAACCGTTGACATCAACGGACCTAAGGTAGGTTGGGTTTCTTCACAAGCTCAATTCGTCGTCTTGCTTGTGAAGGTGTGCTTTTATTAATTTATCAATATATCCAAGGTTGCGTAAAACTTTGTAGGCCAAGTTCTCTACACCAAATTCGCCGTATTGGTCTAGTCCACTTCTGCGCATCTTGCGGATCTTATCTGTAATGCGTTGTATGTCTGCCGAATCATCTGCTTCGGACAATGCTGTATCAATTTGTTTAATTAGGTCGTGTACTTTGTGGTTAACCGCAGAGTCATCAATACTTGGTGGCTCAAACTTGGGTTCGTTAATCCAACGGTCATTTAGGATACTGTAAACACCAGCACTAACTGGCGGTTCTTCTGAATCCTCTACGTAGAGTTCTACATCGTACCCGCGAATGGTTACATCGTGTGCATCATTCCATATTTGTTTTTTAGCGCGATAAAACGCCGCAGCAATATCGTCGCACTGTAGGTCAGAGTAGCGAGTGACAATATGAAGGTCAAAATCGCTGTATTTCGTGTAGTTATAGTTACACATACTGCCGGTTAAGACGATATCTAGCACCTTAAAGTCAGGTATTTCCAAGTAGTCTACAAACACCTTGGCAATTTGCATTAGCTTTAATTTAACTTCTGGACGTAGACGATTGTTTTTCCATGCAGCAGAATTTAAGGTGTCGTGATAGGCAATGTTGTTTTGTACGTAATCAAAGTCTTCTTTGATAATAGCAGGCTCGTTAAAGAACTTAGGGTACTTCTTACCAAACTCGCGTAAGACAACACCGGCCATTGCGTTTGCTTCATTTTCTTCTGGACTGCCTGTTGCACCTGCACCTGGCGGTAAACGATCTTCTTCACGTTGGCGCCAATGTACCAGCTCGTGTGCTAGTGTGCGTAAGATGTCAATTGGGTGACGGTGTTCGATTGCAATGTAGATAGTTTGGGTTGCATCGTTGTATGCACCAAAGCTACCTTGTTCGTCATTTCCCGGCATTACCAGCACTGGAATAATTTTAGGTAGCTTTTCTATCTCAAGGATGCGAACAGCGATAGGCAAAAACTTTGCTATCGCGTGTACAAATCCTGAGGTTTCTTTATCTGTGCTTTTTAGCATCGTTGGCAAATTGTTTGTTAGTTGCTTTAACCATGCCACTGAATCGCTTGTTACCACGATCGTATTCGCCACGCTTGTCAGATGCACTTGCATCAGCGGCTGCGGCTGTTTTGTATTGTGCTAACTTTTCATTGGACAATTCGTTAATTGGATTGTCGCTAGTTGGCAATTTAGCACGTAGCTGATCTGCCATTTGTTTGAAGTGCTGTGCTTGAGTGTCACGACCGTAGCGTTCAGCTTTAGCTTGACGCTTTTCGAAGTCAGTAATCTGTGCCCATAGTGCATTGTGCTTGCGCTCATCTGAGCCTTCGGCTACTTTATTAGTGTAGTCATCGCTTGGGCCACTTGGATACTTCTCGTATTCTGTATAACGCTGTCTTGCTAGCTTCTTGGCTTCTGGATTAGCATCACGTAATTGTTTGTATGTGCCCATGTGTTGAGACATAACTTGTTCAGATGTACCTACACGCACTCTCACTGGTAGATAATCTTTATAGCTTGGGCAAAACAATTTAAACAATGAGTCGGGGTATTTGACTTTGTAGTATTCAACTGTGTCTGTCATCCATTGATCAACGTCTGCTCTACCACGTGGGTAGTTGCCTGGATCAGCCATTTCTGGTTCCGGTGCTTTCTTCTTAAAGCGATCAAAGATACCTTCTTTAACTTCGGCAGGAGCAGCTAACGTCATCTTGTTCATGCCCTTGCCTGATTGTTGCCATACACGATACATCTTACCATCGGCACCTTTTAATACCATAGCATTGTCAGGAATACGACTAGAATCATATTGCACAACCATGGCATTTTGTCCACCAACTTGAACATGTGGTTTTTGATCATCAATGTGTTGAGCGCCAACTGCTAATGCTCCAGCAACAACTGGAGCGCCAAGTAATGTAGCAGTGTCTTTCCAGCTTTCTGGTAATTCGTGACCAGTTACTTCTTCAACTTCGCCGCCTGTGCTATATACAATCTCCTCAATTTGATTAAAGATTGAACGAGGAGCAGTCATATAATCACCGGCCCAGTCAATATAGTTCCCAAACTTCTGCATTACGTGTTCATATGAACGTTCGCCGTCAATAACAAAAGTTACAGTACTGTCTGCATCCTTGTCAAGTCCCTCAAATATCTGATTTAAAAACATGTTATACTCCGCCGCCGGCCTTCTTTATTAGTGTATTTAGTTGGGTAGCAGTTGATGGGTTTGACATAACATTACCAATGGCAGGAGCCATCTTAGCAATAGTGTCTTTATCCATTGCGTTCATTGGGGCACCAGTATCAGTCTTCTGGAATGTTTGTGCTGCTTTAGCAGGATCAATTTGCACGCCAGCACTCTTCAAATTGGCTAAGTTTTGTTGTAGCTTGGCTTGGTTTTGTTTGGCTTGTGCAGCTTGTGCCGGATTAGGTGCTGCGCCAGGGGCAGTAGCTTGTGTAGATGGCTGAGTTGCACCAGCTACGCCACCTGCGGTAGCAACAGGAGCAGGAACATCTTCATCAACTGTTTCTTGACCCGGGCAAATAGCATCGTAATCGTCCATAGTCAATGTTTGGCCACCTGCGCTTAGTTTAATTAAACGTTCAGCAACATTGTGTAAATCCATATCGGTCTGAGCATCTTCTCGAGCATATTCAAACAAGCGAATCATCAATGGAATATCCATTGTAACTGTGTCAGTTGGGTTTGCGCCTTCTTCCATTGCTTGCGCTGCTGGACGAATACCTATTACTGTGGCGTTCTTGCTGTCAGCCCACTTGTATGCTGCTTCTTGACTGCTGAATTCCTTGCGCCACATAACACGTTGGTCACGTTTGTTGTAGGCATAACCATATGCTTCAACGGCTGTGTCGTTTTGAATAGGCTGTGCTTCGTCGCTGTAGTTTTCTTGTACTTGCGGCTCAACTAATTCACCAATCTTGTTACGGATAAGACCAATTAGCTTGCGATGTGTACCAGTTAACACACGGTTCTTTTCAATGAAGTTAAGGATGTGCTCTGTTTCAGCTTTGTACTTTGCTCTCCATTGCGGAGTTCTAGCAGTAGTAATGTCTTTAACGTTGTCTAATCTGTCAGCAAGTTTAATTACAAGACCGTAGCTGCTCATTGCAGCCATCTTGTGTGCTAGGTACTGAGCTTTGCCCATTTGCTTAATCTGTTCTGGATCACTTGTTAGCTCTTGAACTAAACTAGCAACTAGTCCACCAAACAAATCATGTAGGATTTCGTGTGTGGTATCTGTATCTTCGATTGTATCGTGCAAGTATGCAGCACTGATTAGTGCTTCAAGATTGTGCGATTGTTTATATTGTCTAATGTGGTCAGCAACACGCATCGGGTGTGTAATGTAAGGATCGCCGCCTGCTCTAGTTTGACCAGCATGAGCTTGAGTTGCGTACTGTAACGCTTCTTCTTCACCTTCTGCCACTGGTTTGTCAGCGCCGTTGATAGTAATCATTGGGTTACGAACACCCTTCTTCTTGCACCATGCAGCAACTTTAGCTTCTGCTTCTTCTGTTGAGTTTGCGGTTACTGTGACAAAATGTGCATCTGCCGCAGTAGGACCATACTCAACTGTAGCACGATATTTTGTTGGTTGAGATTCATCTTCTGCTACACCTTCGCCAAATTCTTCATCAGTGATATTACCTGCTAACAACGCCTCAAGGATATCAATTTGATTATTGTAAACGCCAACTAGATATTCAACTTCACAATCGTCGTAAGCATCGCTACCGTCGTACCATGTTTCTTCAACCGCTTCAGCTTCGGCATCAGTCAATCGACGATTTGTAGCTAGTAGTCGTTTCTTTAACTGTGCCATGATAGGTACGTATTTTCTCTCTACTGCTGCCCATTGCTTGCTGTTAGCAAACTCGGGAAAATGTTCTGACGCTCCGTCGACTGCATCAAAGTCCTGGAATATGTTTAACTGTAACACATCCTGTACAGGCATGCCGGCTTTGACCAAGTATTCGTTTATCTGTTGTTCCGCTACACCTTGCTTCTGTGGCATTTGGTATGCGCCTTGTGTATTACCCATAATGATATTAGCAATCTTGTAGATGTTGTCAAATGTCAAATCAAAGTGGCGCTCAAACGGATGACCTTTTAGTAAACTAAATGATGTTAACAGTTGATTTGCAAGTTCGGGATTGTTTGACTTAAAGTAATCGCTGTTGCCAAAATACTTACCAATTTGAATTGAGCCGCGTGTGCTAACTGCACCTTTGCCCCGGCCTAATCTGGCTTCATAGTATGAGTAAAGCATCGTCGGGCCAAACTCCATTGGGTCGTGTGGGATAAATCTATCTTGAATAGTAGACTTAATAACCTTTTCTTTAACTGCAAAGTCTTTGCCTACAATTTGTTTTACTTGCTCGATAAACTCGGGCCACGGAATAAACTTACGACTACCGCCACCATCGTCGGGTGCGAATTCGTCTAGTTGCTTTTTATACCGCGCAAACTCTTCTGCAAGTGAATGCTTACCTGCGTTCTCGGTTAGCTCTTTTTCTAGGTCGGCAAGCATGTTCTTGCTTTCTGCTGCGCCCACTAGACGACCAGCAAATGGGTGTTTGTTGCCCTTTTGTTTAGTGGCTTTTTCTGTTCCGCGAACTTGGTCACCAGGTTTTTGTTCTGGCTCTCCGGCGAACTTGTTCATTGACTCTAGTAGTTTACGCATATCGCTCATTTGTAGATTCCTGTACCAATCTTAGGAGTTAAACGTTTTGCAACATTCTTCATACGCTTAGGAACACCTGTTCCTGGCTTGCCTGTGCCACCAGCAGCACCTGTTGCAAATCCACCAGCACCTGTGCCACCAGCAGTCATTTCACTAACTGTTTGCTTGTCTTCTGCTAACCCTTGACCTTTTAGTTGACGAGCGGTTTGATTCAATTGACTCAAACTTACGCTTCTTACACTATCAGCACCTAATGTCAAGTCAACGCTAAACGGTTGGCCGTTTTTATAAAAATGCAATTCATTGCTGGTTGTTTTAAAGTTCCCTGCTCCGTATTGGCGCAACACCTTCATAGCATCATCCATTGACATGGTTTCTGCAACACCTTCATTGGTGCCAGTGGCCAATCTATCGTGATCTTGATCGCGTTCAGCTTGTTGTGCAGCTAAACGCTTTTTACGGAAGATTTCGCGGAAGTATGCTTCGTCATCTGGATTGACACCAGGACTTGATGTGCCACGATATCTTGGCTTTGCTGGAGCATTGCGTGCAGCATAGTAATCTTCATCACTGTCGTAGTTGTGAGGGTTAACTTCATTCATTGTGCCGCCAGCATAGTACTTGCCGTCTTTGGCCAATGTTACTTCAACTGCTGAAAGTCCTCTAACTCCAACTAACGCAGCTGGAACTTTTACTACTTGTCCTTTTCCCGGATTGTCGGCATTGCGGCCTGCAAACTTATATTCTTTGCCACCCGCGGTGATAGTATAAGGTGCTGAACTGAAATCAATACCAGGAGTAAATCGACTGCTCAACGGAGCAGGTTGGCTAATTGCTTGTGGCGCATCAATTTGTGTAGTGGGCGCGTCTTGTGCATGTGCTGCACCGCCACCAAACATCATGCTGCCTGCAAGTGCTGCTCCTGCTAGATTTTCTTTCCAACCTTCTTCTAATTCTGCTTGCAACTGAGCTTCTGCTGATTCCAACGCAAACACTGGCATTGCATGTAGATCAACTTCTTGTTCTTCGTAGCTTAGATATTCGTACACAGTGCGCAAGTAGTCGTTGGCTAGTGTAATTTTTTCACTTACCCAACCTTCTAAGTTGCCACCCTCGCCCACTTGAGCTAGAATCTTGTGTAGCTTGATAGCGTAGTCTGCTGCGTGGTAGCAGTCAGCGCGGGCCATTTGTACTTCGTGGTCCGTGTGCATTTCACCTGCGTCTTGAGCGATAAATGCGTTGTGTTCTGTGATAAAATCTGTTGTCTTCATGCGAATTTCCTGTATATTATATTTAGTTACACAATAAACTTGAGGCCTGCACCTTGTCCGTTTACCGCAACATTGTTAGTGATAAATTGTGCGTCAGTGTTGCTGCATTTTTTGATGCGTAATTCGTGCCACCCATTGTCTAAATAAACTTCAATGTGCTCACGGATATAGTGTCTACTGGTTTCCCAAATAAACGTGCGCTCCGTTAGCAGTTGATCATCAACGTAGACTCTGTATGCTGGCGGAGTTGTGTCCCACTTGCACCAAACGTCTACGTCAATGCAAGTGTGGTTCATTTTCTAGCCTTTAGTGTTGCTAACTGCTCTTGTAACTGTGTTAAACGACTTAATAACTGCTCTGCTTCTTTGACCTTGTGCTTAGGTAACTTACGGGTTAGGCCGTATGCTTGCATCATTTTAGGTAATGTACTAGCATCAACGTCATTTTGATCACCCATAGTGGCCATTACGTAACGTGGATCTTTACTGTTGCTAACAACGCCAACGCCTGCCGCGTCTTCGCCTAGTGGATTATGCAATGCACCCCAGCCAGGATGACGTGGATCGTTAATATCCAATGAGCTATCGTCTGCTGGTTTGCGTTTAGCTAGACGTTCTTTCTCGTGTTCTTTGTCAATCAAGTCACCAACCAATGCTTTCACTGGATCAGTTTTGCGTAGTTCTTCACGTGCTCTTAACTGTGCCATGTGACGATTGAAGTCTGCTGCATTAAATGGGGCATTATGGTCGTATGCTTCATCAATGGCATCATCTGGTAATTCTACATTAAATTTTATTGCAAGTTCAGCTCTAAAATTGTCATATGCTTTGCTATTATCGAATATAAACGTGTGTGACATTCCGTGTTTGCTTGTTTGATTGCTCGGGAATTTAATAGTCTCGCCTGCATCGTTTACAAATAAGTATTGATTTCCACTTTTTCCAACCAGAGTTGCATGGATAAGATCGGAGTTGAGAGGTATGATTCTATTCTGAATCAACATCAATGGAGTCACAATGTATTTTTTATTTTTTACTGGCGTACTAGAAAATCTATCTAGCCCGGTGAAATATTCAGTAGTGTGGTCATCTGATTCTAGCAATGTTCCATCAATGTGGTATGCTTCGAAGATAGCCATCTTGTCTTCTATTGACAGCTCCTCGCCCAACTCCGTCCACTGCGGGACTGCATTTTCATTGGCATGTTTAAAGTACTGCACTTCGCGTTCGTGCTTTTGTGCAGCGGCTTTAGTTGGGAAAGTTCCTAGATTTTTGTTACCATGCTTACTAAGCAAACGGTATTGGCTACCGTGTTTGACGATATGCTCGCTAATACCAGGAATAGCACTTGCACTGTCTGTGGCGTGTGGACTAATAGAGTCCTCGTTCATTGGGATTTTGTCTAAGATGCGGCCCACTTCCGGGTCATTGCGTCCATACATTTGCAATAGGTATTCGCCACGTGCTTTAGCATCGCCACGGATACTGTTCCACAATGCGCGATTTTCGGTGCCGTGACTAGCATCGTACTGCTGACCATTGATTGTGATGACTTTCTTGCGTTCCGCTGCAATAATAACGTAGCCATGCTTGTCGGCAGTTTGGCACTTGCTTAGATCTTCAAACTTTTGATAGTAACTAGGCTGGCCATCTTTCTTGTAGCTACCAGGCTTCAAACGATCTGCGTCAGGGGCGCCAACTGCAACTACAAACACAGTAGATGCAGGGTCAAATTGTGGGGGAAGGATGTAAGGGCTTTTAACTTCTAGTATGCGATCATTAGGCACACCTGCGGCGTGCATTAGCACTGTTTTGTCTGTGAAGTTAAAGGGACTTTTAGGCAGTTCTGTCTTGTTGCTGGTTGCAATGTAGACGTTGTCGCGACCGTATTTGGCTTGTAGGCTTTCAAATACGTCGCGATGTCCTAGATGAAAGGGCTGGAAACGCCCAGGATAAATTACGACTAGTTGCGGTTGAGCCGCTTCGGTAAACATTTCAGCAATAAACATAAAAATTCCGTTATTGCTGTATTTAGTCTAAAATGGCTTATAGGTTTTCCAATAGCCAAAGGTAGAATGGGCTGCTAAATTCAAGGATGTAGGTCCCGTTCCATCCCATGTTTACACACTGCTCAATGCGATCAACAATAGCACCATTATATACCTGCTTCTTAACTGGAGCGTAATGGCTCTTAGAATGTCGCAAATGTCCAATATCAATGTCGTCAATTTCGATATGTTCGACGTTAAGCAGCATGTCCTTTACGATGGTAAAATTTACGCCGTCATTGTCCTTGACAGTGTCTGAGTTCTCTTTGTTTAGCAAAGAGATTTCCAAGCGATGATCACCATCAACTAAATCTACCAGGAACTCATGATATTCGGTCTCGCCTGATGCGGCAGTAATAATACCTGCTGCATACTCTTTACCGGAAACTGCAATACTGTACTGGGGTTTTTTGTCCCAGTACGTACCACTAATACCAATACGAAACTTGATCTTTTCAATTTCTTGCATTATGCGTCCTTTTTAACGGCCATGCTCATTGCGTCTGTTAATGCTTGTGGCAACTGCTGTCCTTCCGGCTGTGCAACTGGTGCACCAAATTGAGGCATCTTGCTCAAGTCGCCTTGGAATTCGTAGTGACCGATGTGGTTCAACAACACTTTACCGTGCGCCCAAATCTCGCCGCCAAGTTTTTGCCAACGTCGGCAGAACAACCAGTCTTCGCTCAAGTAATGGCCGCGCTCGTCAATTTCACAATCAAAGATGCTGTACATCATTGGCTCGTATTGCTTACCTAAGCCTACGTCATCAACATACTTGGTCTCTGGATGCGCTGCAATTAACTTAGCGTAAACATCACGTTTAAACATCAAGAATCCTGTGCCCATTGTATCCACTGTAAAGATATCGCCTTGTACCTTTGTTTGTGGGTTCAAGTTAATAACGTAGTTAACTGGCAATGCTTTCTTGGGGTAGAGGCCGCCAATAACGTCCTTGTCACATGCCATCATCTTCAGCGGAGCATCAGGTTCAAATCGGATGTCAGCATCAATGAAGAAGAAATGCGTAGCTTGAGCATTGGTCATCATCTTGGCCATTAAGTTGTTGCGAGCACGAGTAACCAATGACTCATTAACCATTGTGTCAAGGCTCCAGTTCAGACCCACTTGTTGTGCAAGCAAGATAAAACGCAACAAACTGGTTACAGTTGGCTCACTCATCATACCGCCGTAACATGGAATACCGATGTGTAAATGGCACTTAGAGAAATCAAACGGTGTACCTTGTGGCTTCGGAGCAGGTGTTGCTGTTTGTTGTGCTGCTGCTTCTGCTGCTGCTTTGATTGCAGCGATAGCGTCAGAGGTAGATTGCCCAGAGGCAGGGGTGGATACTTTTTTAACCATGTTTACTTTCTTGTGGATTAACCAGCTGCAACTTCGACGACTACGCCGCTTGCAACCAATTCTTGTGTTACTTGTTCTAGACTAGCAACAACTTCTTCAGTTGCTAGATCTGGGTACTGGTCTTCAGAATCCTTAACTAGTTTGCTAAGTCTGATTACGATCACTTGTTCTTGAATTTTTGCCATGTAAGGCTCCTTGATATTATAGTAGTATTTATTTCACAGTTTCACGATCTCGTGAATTTTTCCAACCATTCCCGGAGCAATCAATCCAATCATGGACATGATGCTAGGATCATTTGTGTAAACAAAGCATCCCCAAATGTATTTCAACGGGCCTTCTAACATCTGCATATTGGCTTTGGAAACTTTGACTTCGTCTTCCATTGTTTTTAAATAATTAACAACCAACTGTTTAGTTTCCATGCTGTATGAACCGTCCCTGAGCACTATCTTGTACTTGTATTCTTGTTTGGAATTAGGTGCTGCGATAATGTGCCCTGCTTCTAGCAATGACTGCTGTTCCGGACTTGCTGGAGTACTAACACTTAACAGTCTACCAGCAATAGTTCTATCGTAGTTTAGCCTTGTGGCAATGTTCATGAGCGTTTGCTCATCTTTGGTATAAATTTGTACCCACGGTTCTTCGATGCGCATTCGAATCTTTCCGCAGTAGCCGTTTTTAATACTGCGCAATTCTTCAAGAAAAGCTGGGTCTGCCTTATTAAGTTCAGCCAGTTGCCTTGAAGCCCAACTCGATGAGCCGCCCCAACTGCCACCATAATTGTATTGCTTACTTTTACGCTCACTAATGTGATTAGCGATGTAAGTAGTGGGCCTTGCATCAATGATCGATCTTGCACCATAAGCTTCTACAACCAGCTTGTAACAATACTGGCTATAGAACTGCTTACGGGTATCTTCGCAAACGATATTAGGATTTAGGCTGGTCCAGAACAATGAATCCATCTTCGTTTACAGTAGGTTGTGGTGCGATGTCAAACGCTGATTGTGCTTCGAATGTAAACTCTTTGTTAACGTAGTCCACTACCATGATAGTGTTAGGACCGATATTATCAAACAAGATCTTCTTACTCAACGGTACTTTGATCAAGTCGTTAATCTTACGTTGCACAGGGCGAGCACCCATCTTAGCATCAAAGCCTGTAGCAATGATTTCATCAATGGCCGACTCGCTCAAGCGCACTTTGATTTGACGTTCTGCAAGCAATACGTTGATTTCGTTAACAAACTTGCTAACAATCTTACGCATACTCAGCTGGTCCAGCTTGTTGAACTTGACAATGCCATCTAAGCGATTGCGGAATTCTGGTTTAAAGAAGTCCTTAACTGCTTTGTCGTCTTCGTCAGTCTTTTGCATACTGCGACCAAAACCAATGTTGTTACGCTCGTTTGCTGCTGCACCCAAGTTACTTGTAAGGATCACAATACAGTTACGGCAGTCAGCTTTCTTGCCGTTGCTGCTGGTAACCATACCTTCGTCCATCAAGCTCAACAAGATGTTAGACACGTCGGGGTGAGCCTTTTCAATTTCATCCATCAAGATGATACTGTTAGGGCTTTTCTCAACGTCACTAATCAACATGCCGCCACCCAAGTTACCATCGTCGTAACCAACGTAGCCGGGAGGCGCACCAATCAGTTTAGCAACCGAGTGCTTTTCTTGATACTCACTCATATCGTAACGCAACAGTTTCATGCCCAAGTTCTCTGCCAGCAACTTAGCCAGTTCAGTTTTACCTGTGCCAGTTGGGCCAAGGAACAAGAAGTTACCAACGGGTTTGTTCAAGCTCTTCAAACCAGCTCGTGCCACGTAGATCTTTTCCAGCACAGAATCAACTGCTGAATCTTGTCCATACAGTTTAACTTTGATGTTGCTCTCAAGATTAGTGATTGCACCACCGTTGTTGGTATTACCAATTTGCTCAACTGGGATCTTAGTGAACTTGCTGATTGCATCCACAATGTGACTACGTGTAACAACAAAGTCCACAGTCTTGATCTTAAGACGTGCGCATGTGCTGTCAATCAAGTCAATTGCCTTGTCGGGCAGTTTCTTGTCAGTTTGGTAACGAACGCTAAGGTCAACTGCCGCGTCAATAGCCTCGTCTGTAATAACACCACCGTGGAATGATTCAAACTTCTCTTTGAGACCTTTGAGAATATCTTTAGCAACTGCTGGAGTAGGCTCGTCAACAGTGATGCGTTGGAAGCGGCGCATCAATGCGCGATCCTTTTCAAAGCTCTGGCTGTATTCTTCCCAAGTTGTACTGGCCAACACTTTGATTTGACCTTTGGTCAGTGCAGGCTTAATCATGTTACCAAAGTCAACACTGCTGTTGCTGCCCGAGCCTGCACCACGCATTTGGTGTGCTTCGTCGATAAACAAGATTGCTTTGCCTTTGGCTTTGAGGCCTTTGATAACGTCTTGGAACTTTTCTTCAAACTCACCGCGGTACTTAGATCCAGCAAGCAAGCTACCAATGTCCAAGTTGTAGACAGTGTGATCTTTCAAGTACTCGGGCACAGTGCCGTTGACAATGTTGAGTGCAAGGCCTTCTGCAATAGCAGTCTTACCCACACCTGGGTCACCAATCAGCAAAACGTTGCTCTTGTTACGCTTGGCCAGCACTTCTGCAATTTCGTCCAGTTCGTATTCGCGGCCAATCACTGGATCGATTGTGCCTTCAATTGCCTGCTTATTCAAGTTGGCACAGTACTGCTCGATAAACTCGTCAGCTTTTTCTTTGCCTGCTTCTTTGCGATGTGCTTCTTCTGTGTAGTGCTTGTTGTAGTAGTCAACAAGTTTTGCACGATCCATGCCATACTTAACCATGAAGTAGTGTGCATAGGTACTGTTTTCAGAGTGCAAGCTCAGGAACAAGTCAATGACTTGAACGTGTGTACGTGCAGAGAATAGCACCTGGGTAAATGCTCGATTAAACACACGCTCGAGGGCATGTGTCTTCTTTGGCTCTGTGACATTGGGATTAACCAAATCTGTTAGTCCTGCAATGTATGTTTCCAGGTCTTTGATCAAGCCATCAGTGTCAATGCCGTAGCCGTAAATCAATTCGTTGAATGGCTTGTACTTGACAAGACAGAGCAACATGTGTTCTGCAACCACGTACTCGTGTTTGTGTTCTTTTGCAAGGTTTGTTGCTTCTGCAACGATGTGGTCAATTTCTGGATTAGTTTGTAGCATCTTGATTTTTAGTTAGTTGACGAATGGCTTCTACTTGAGTTTCTGTTAAATTTGTTGGAACAGTGATATTTGCAATCAAATACAAATTACCCCTGTTAGATTGATTTAGCGCATAAAGACCCTGTCCTCCAATTTTAAACTTAGTCCCGGGCTGCGTACCTTGCGGCACTGTGAGACTAAAAGTTCGGTTGTCTAAAGTGGTAAACTCTTTGCTACATCCAATTATAGCATCAAGGCAATCAATGTCAATGGATGTGAACAAATCGATGCCATTAATTTGGAATCTCGGGTGCGGCATAACAACAATATTAACATACAAATCGCCACGCGGCAATGTGGTAAAAAGGTTGTCTCCGAGGCCTGGATACTTAATGCTACTGTCTGAATATACGCCACGTGGGATTTCGATATCAACCACTTGGTCTGCCGTTGACCGGTTTGTATTGATATTTAATGTGCGCTTTTGTACTTCCAATGTTTCTGCTAAGTTTATTTGCACAGTAACTCGAATGTCTCGATTACGTTGCTGGCGCTGTTGGAATCCGGCACCATTAAACGCAAACCCAAAGTTACGCATCAGGTCATTAATATCCATATTGCTGGTATTAAAGCCGTGCTGTCTATTGCCAAATGGGTTACGGCGTTCAGCATCGTATTGCTCACGCTTTTCGGGAGTTTCGATTGCTGCGTATGCTGCCTGGATTTCTTGGAACTTGGCTGTGTCACCACCTTTGTCGGGATGGTTCTTGCTAGCAAGACTGCGATATGCCTTTTTGATATCGTCTTGTGTTGCTGACTCGGTTAAGCCAAGCGTTTCATAGTGAGTTGACATATTTTAATTGATACCAAGTATAGTCTTGTTCGGTTGCAAACACTGGCGTTACCCTGGCTTCTGACCTTTTAAGGTTAAACTGTACATCTACTAGCCCTGGGATTCCCAAAGCTAGAATTTCATTCCTGATTTGAAACTGTGTAGGAACATCCCATACATCATATTGATGTTTAGTTAATAGTTCATAAATTGGGTTCATAAAAAAGTCCTGTATGTATATTATACAGGACTTTTCATTCGGTGTCAAGTGTTACTTAGTTGGTACTTTTTCGCCTTCGACCTTCTTGTGGACCTTAATAGTCTTGCAAGATTGCTTTGTGCTACCATCTTTGTTCTTAACCACTTTGCCTGCTTTGTCTTTTACGTCAGTGCAGACTTCTTTCTTTTCGCCACCAGCGTGTGCAGTTAATGCACACACTGCGATTACGATTGCTAATAGATCTTTCATATTATTTCCTTATAGTAATGGTTGTTCAGCTTCTGGGACAATCTTCTTGCCACTTGCTGTTGTTGCTACCACAGTTGGTGCAGCAAAGGTTGGAGTAAATGCTGCTGGTGCAGGAGTTACAACCGGAGTCACTGCTGGCGCAGGAGTTGTAGCTGGTGCTACTGCCGGAGTTGCTGTAGTTAATGTTGGGCTAGGCAATCCTGCTGCGTCTGGCACAGATGACTGTCCTGCCAACTTCTCTTGTGTACGACCATAAGCGCTCACACCAAGCACAGCGCACATACTCACGTGGAATAGGCCACCACCTTGTAGGGTAATTGGTACCCATTGACGGAACGCATCGTTAGCAGCTTGAGTTTCCCAAAACTGCACAACAGTAAACATGATCGGGAAGATAGTAAAGTCTGCCAAACAACAAGTCATGTACATAAACGCTGCACATGGACGCCAGTATTTCTGCATCCATTCGCCTTTGCCTAACACTTCTGTTTCGACTACTTCTATTTCTGGTTTAGTTGATTTCTTAAACATTGTTTACTCCTTAGAACCAAAGCCAAATGCCTTGACTTAGTAAAACAATGCCAATAACGGCAACCACTTCACTAAACTTATACATCTTATTGTTAACTGACAAGATACTTGCACTCAACAACACAATAGCCAATTGGAATGCCATGCTAGCAAACGTCAACCATGGGCTGTGCTTACTTGCTTCATCACGGGCGGCTTCAAATGCCTGTGCCTTGGCTAGTAATTCTTTCTTGCCTTCACCCTTGACCGGGTCACTTTCGTAACGATCAATCTTTGCTTGCAATGCTTCTGCTTTAGCCTTGTCACCACGAGCAATATAGTCATCACGTTGACCTTCAGCAATAGTTTGCTTAATGCTTTTAGACTGGAAGAAGCTGTATGTGTCGGTTGCCTTTAACATGTTCTTCAATGCTGCGCCGCTGTGCATGTTTGCAAAGTACGTAGTAACTGCCATGAACAATGCCATGATAACAATCACTAGGCCTGCCTTGTCTTTAATTTGTGCTTCACGCTCTGAACGTGATAAGGGTTTTACTTCCTTGATTTCTTCTGCCATCTTTGATCTCCTTTATAGTTTTAGTTCTTTGGATGCTTATGGCCACAGTGTGGACATTCTTCTTTACGGTCGCTCATTTAGATACTCCCTCAAATATTTGTTTTTGTACTCGATACCATTCCTGCCAGGTATCAACCTTTACTGCACACTCGTAGTATGTGCTGTAATTCTGCGTCACCGTCGCAGTCAACTCACTCAACTTCACCCCGTTCTCTACTGTCGTCAGCTGTGGACATGATTCCATAGCGGCTTTGCCTGGTTCGTCGGGGAACTTAGCTACAACCGGTGCAGTTGTGCTACATCCTGATAATAATAGTGCAAACGCGATTAACGTGTATTTCATTAGCAATTCCATTTACGCAAAGCCAGTGCCTTGCGAGTTGGCTTACCGTGTTCATCTTTTAATGGGCCTTCCATGCCACTCATTCGGGCACAGAAACTCTTACGGCGTTTGGCATCTTTGCTGCCTGGCTTTAGTTCACTAGGCTTTTTAGTGACTGCGGTTTGTAGTTTGCTGCCTGGATGCTCTCTACGATAGCTGTCAACACCCTTTTGATTTAGGCCGCCGTTTTTATTCTTACCTGACTTCTTTTGCCAAGCTGCGGTTTCGTCAACGGCACTTTCTTCTGCCTTTTCACAACTACCTGGAGAATACTCCTTTGTACCGGGAACACGCTTATAACCGTCCCAACATGCTTCTGTAATAATTTCGTTAATTTTCATTTAATGGCCTCGTTCTTTGCTGCGGCGTTGTGTGCCTTAACTACTGGCTCAGGTATTTTGCAAGTAGCATCGTATTTGGTAACTTCGCGATCAATGTATTGTTTAACAACCACAGCCTTTTCGCGGATCACTCGAACTTTCTCTTTACTCTTCTTTGCTAGCTTATCATTGGCAGTTTTAGATTCAGCTTCTGCTTGAGCTACTTTAACTTCCATTTCAGCAACGCGGGCACGCCATTGCGCTTCTGCTGCATAGCCGCCTTCAAAGTAAATGCCGCTAACTAGCAACACTATGCTGATTGCCTGCGCTGCTTTGTAATAACCAGCAAATGGCGGAAACGCCATGAGTATCTTATTAACAACAAAGAAACTTAGGCCTGTGCCAACAACGCCTGCAATTAAGATAGCGTGAACTACAAATTGCAAAAAGCTGTCAGGAAGAAAGTGCAATAACCACATTACTTTGATGCCTTTAATTGTCTAATCTTCTCTTCGTGAATGGCAATTGCCTTTTGATTATCTGCAATGCTATCACGGTTCTTTTGAATTTCAGCAGTTAAGTCCTGACGTAGTTTTTCACGAGCAAGCTCGCTGCTGGTGTTACTGGCTTGTTTGTTATCCGCGGTTACTACCAAGCTAACTTTGCTTTCTAGGATAGTCACTTGATGGTTTAATGTAGACACCGCGTTAAGCAAGTATCCGACTCCAGCAATAATCAATGGCAGCAATGCAAACAGTAACTTCTCAATGAATGCGCCTTTTGCGTCTTGTTCCATGTTATGCTCCTAGTACGTGCAGTGCGTGTTGGTAATGCTTGATACGGTCTTCCAACCCAATGGTACCACCGTTGATCTTTTTAGTCAACATTAGGATGTCGCCTTTATCTGCATACTGGTTTAAGTTGTTAGCTTCCCAGAACCAAGCTGCACTTTGTACACAACCTTCAAATGTAGTTAAATGCTCACTAGCTTCTTCTACATCAATTTCGAGACTTTGTGCATATCGGGTGTAGTTGTCTTTACCAGTTAACTGGATTAAGCCACGACCGCAATAGCGATAGCCGTCGCCCGATTCTTCGGGGCCATTGCCCATACGGTTAGCGTAAATTCTGTTAGCAATCGCAGCTTGCTTATCTGGCATAGCGCAATAGCGAGTAGCAGTTTCCAGGTCAAAGTACTTCTTAAACAATGTCACTAGTGTAGCAGGACGATAGTTTAAGTTTTCTTTAATAGCAGTGAAGCCGCCGCTTTCGTGGGCGCATTGTGCAAGGAACGCTGCAAGGCGTTGGGGTGTGTCAATATCGTAGTCTGGAAGGATTTCGCACAAGGCTTCGTGCCAATGCTCTACGTGTTTGTTACCGGGGATGATTTGTTTTAATTGGTCGAGCGACAGGTTTAAACTCATTGAAAAGCTCCTAAATAGCTACAGTATTTAGCTAGTAGGAGCCAAAATGGATTAGCGGATTCCTGCTGCGATTCTTAAAGATTCGGTGAAATCGTTCTTAGGAGCTTTAGTAGTTACTTCTACCCCTGCTGCCGCTTTCATTTTATCAATATCTTCTTTGCCGTAACGCTCATTGTATGATTTAGCAGATAGCGGAACTAGGTCAGCGATGCTGTTAACAGTTGCTTCGTGATCGGTTTCGTCTGATCGATAGCGCACACGCCAATCTTCAATACTCTGATCTGTTAAGTTCATCATGTCCTGCAATAATGTAAAGACATTATTAGGAAGATCATAGTCTCGTTCTAATTCAACAAACACTAGATACGCACCATCATCAAGCTCACCACTGCTAACGTCAGCGTCAATGACCCATTCATACCCTTTTTCGCAAAAGCTAACTAGATCTTCTGCTGGCTCTTTTGTGGCAATTTTAAAACTTAGTACTGCAACGTCTTCGTCGCGCCCAAGTTTACTTTTATATTCATCAATATGCAGCTCAGGGTGAATAAGGCGCTTTAAATCGCCATGCTCTAACCCCTCGTTAAGCTGCTGGTGCTGGTGCTGGTGCTGGTGGTTGTTCATTACCTGGTCCTTGTTGGGGATTTACTTGTTCTGCGTTTCCGGTTTTGTACATTTTATCGTCTTGACCGGTTTCGTATGCTTGTTCAATGTCTTCCATGTCAATGCTACCAGACTCCAGTTCCAATGATCCTTGGTGAATTTCTTGCATCAATGTCTTAGGCATTACAATTTTAACTAGCCAAACTGGACTTTCGCCTTTCTTAGGCATTTTTGTACCAGGTTTAAAATCATTGGGATTTTTAACTTTAATCGGATATTCTAGAGTGTCGCGCTTGTAATATACTTCGCAGTTGTACTCTGCTAGGCGCTCTGCTGCGCGTGGGTCGGGCATAAATTTGTGCGGCCACATAAACGTGCAAGTAACAAAGTACTTCTCGTAAATGGGACCTTCTACTAGCTCACCGCTTTTCCAGTTTTTAAACGCATACAAGTCTAACTCGTCAATTACACGTTCAAAGTCCATAAGGGTTGCTAATGCACTGTCTGTCATAGTCAGTGTTTTTGTATTTTCAATTACATCTTTAATGCTCTGAGCCATTGTTTTATTCCGCTTTAGTGTATTTATGTCAATCTAGTAAGTTCACTTGTTGACTTAGCGGAATAAAAATGCTGCGTAAATGCTCGATATTTCTGTTAAAACCTGTAGGGGTTAGTTCCTTCTCATCTAAGAAAATCAAGTTAGCATCGTAATACTGCTTAATTTCTGTGCTTCGTAATGCAGGAATAAAGTTCTTAGCATACCAGTCCACAATCTCTTTGGGTGTGTTTGGAGGCAATGCTAGTGCCCATGCCGCAAATACGTTGATGCTGCTGCCACCTACTCGAATAGGCTCTGCTGTGGGCAAGTTAGCAAGACGCTTTTCACCAGTAATGCCAATGACTTTAACATGCCCTGACTGCACTAACGGCAATGCAATGGCAATAGGCATAATACCAAACTCCATGCCAGCATCGCTTGCTACCGCAGTGACTGCCTGCAATGGTCCGGGGAATTGTGTAAACTTAACCTGATTTTTGTTGCCGCCGGCCTTCATCATAAAGAACTCGTACGTCATTCTGTGAGCACCGCCGCCGATTGCAAAAGTAATTGGCTTATCTGTCTCTTTGACTAATTTAGCTAACTCTGCAGGAGTATTGATTTTGCTCTTGGGGTTAGCAACAATGGCTAACGGGCTCTTGCCCATGCCAAATGCAGTAGTAAAGCTGTTGTATTGAAATTGCTTGATATCCTTTTGCCAAATATCGTTAGTTACGTAGGTACTCATGTAACTGGGAATAGCAATAGTGTAACCATCGGGCTTGGCGTTATACAGCAAGTTCATTGCTACTACACTGTCTGCACCGGGCTTGAGGTCAATCACAAACACAGCAGGATTGGTTTTGTTAACTACTGCGCTAATTGCACGAAAGCCAACTTCGTTGCCCGAGCCGGGTTGATTGCCAATCAGCACTGTAATTGGCTTTGTGGGTTCCCATGCAAATGCCAGAATGGGGATTAGTAATAGGGTAATTAGTAATTTTTTCATTTGATAATTGTGACTAGTATGTCGCTCCAAGGTTTTGTTAATCTCACATCGTGTCCAAAATTATTTTTGATCCACGCATCGTTGAAATGGTTCCAGGTTGCATCGTGTTGGTATGCAAACTCCAGTATCTTTTTGTTCTGTATGCTGATCTCGTGTAGCATAGTTGGGCTATCTTGGTACCAGCTGTAGTTGGGGTACTCAATATCAAACCCGCCTGCTTCGTGCCACCAGGTATAGCTAGGCAAGTCGGGGCGATAGACCAGCATGATCCAATCAGTAGGAAATGCTGCTTTTACGTCATGCAGCTTGTATGCCCAATTATGGCTCTTTACGATCTTGGTGCCACCCTCTTTTGACCATGCGCTGTCAATGTAGTCAGCATCCAAGCGATCTTCAAGTTCCATGCCGGGCCCAAAGTATGCGCCATAGTGTCCTCCGTATTTTGCATGTGTGTATACACGATCTTTATTACGGTCACGGGTATTAAACTCTGGCAGTGTTTCTAGTAGTTGTGCAATGCCGCTCCAGCGGCTTCCGGGCACTCCGGTGAAAAATATTCGATTTGGTAGCATAGTATTTAAATACACATTGTAGACAATTTTATATGATTAATCAACCTTACCTCAATGACTATTTTGCCAACGTATGGGCAAAGCGCGATCGCACTCTTGATCAATATACTTACACCGGATGGGCCTTAGTGGACAAAATTAAACCCGGTGAGCGTGTACTTGATGTGGGTTGCGGAATGAATCCTTTTAAAGGTCACATCCCCGACCTAGTGGGAATTGATCCTGCATTTGATCAAGCAGATGTTAAATGCACACTAGAAGAGTACTACACCCCTGCACCATTTGATGTTGCATTTTGCTTGGGCTCAATCAACTTTGGTGATAGAAAAAACATCGAAAATCAAATTGCCAAGGTACTGGGGTTGCTTAAAAGTGATGCTAGGATTTATTGGCGCTGCAATCCGGGACGTAAGGATCACGGTAACACAGAATGTAACACGATTGATTTCTATCCCTGGAGCATCGAAGAACATGTACGACTAAGCGATCTATTTGGCTGCAAGCTAGTAGAGTTCAGATGGGATACGCAGAACCGCCTGTATGCTGAATGGAAAGTATCGCGCACAGCTTAATACTTATGCCGGTCAACAAAAGTTATAAACCCTGTTAATTGGTCTGGTGTTGCTTCCGTAAATATTTGCGTGGACAGACTGTTTTACTGATCCACAGTAAAATGGAAAAGCACACGCACCCCAAGGAGGCACATTTGTCTAAACAGCGTAAAGGCCGAGCATCAAATGCTCAACCAGCAATCACTCAATCAAACCATCGCAACGATAACACCATTAACATCGATACATATCGTCCACAAAAACAAAGACCAATTAACCTTTCCCCAAAGTCTTTAGCCCAAGAAGACTACATTGATCTATTAACAGATCCCCAAAAAATTATTCTATTCGCCACTGGCCCAGCAGGTACTGGTAAAACAATGCTAGCCGTATTAGCGGCACTAAAAGCATTTAGAGCTGGCGAATGTTCCAAGATCGTTATTACCCGACCAGCCGTCGGAGTTGATGATGAGCAGCACGGGTTCCTACCAGGCGACCTTAATGCAAAAATGGCACCATGGACTAGACCTATTTTAGATTACATCGAAGAATACTATAG